GATGATTTCTATCTTATCATTTTGAACATAAGTTGCAAGGTTAGTATTTGGATAAATTTGCCTGTTATCAAAGATATTTAATTGATCTAAATAGATATTTTTTGGCTTATAAAAAGCGGTATTTTGATACATAGCTAAAGATGCTTGTTCACTTGTCATTGCTTCCATTTTTATTATATTTTTTACTGCTAAATTTTTAGAAATATCTTTAATATCTTTGTCAACTTTATCCATTATTCTTGCAAGATTTTTGACGATAGCTTTTTTCTGTTGTATCTTTTTTTGTTTGGCAAGTTTCTTAGTCTGAACAGCGGATTTCTTAGGAGTCTCGCTATCAGATTTCTCTTCTTTAATTTCTTCTTCTTTTTCTTCTTCATTAGTTGTTTCTACCATTTTAGTAGGCTCTTTTTCAACAGCTTCTTCTTTAGTCATTTCAGTATTTTTTTCTTCTATTACTTCTTCTTTTTTAGTCATTTCAGTAGTTTCTTTTTCTATTACTTCTTCTTTTTCCATTTCAGTATTTTCTTCTTTTTGAAATGTTTCTGTTATCATTTTTGGTTCTTCTTCAAATGTTTCTGTAGTGAATCCTTCTCCGTCCTCGGTTGGTTCCATGAATATGGGTCCATCTGATTCGACGAACGATTCCTCAGATGAAAATTCCTCTTCTTGAGAAACCATCGGTAAGAATGTTGCAACGAGTTCTTCTGTCTCTTCATAAATTTCCTCCATCATTTCATTATCTGTAAACATAATCATTGGGCCATCTTCAAACGACATATTTTCTTCTGTAAAAAATTCTTCTTCCATCTCCATAAAAAATTCCTCAACAAACTCTTCAGCAAATGTAAATGTTTCCATTTCCATCTCCATTTCAAATTGAGGTTCTTCATTAAAAGTAAATGTTTCTTCTTCAAAGAAAAATTCTTGTACGTCATCAAAAACTTCATTTTGTAAATCTTCTAATGCTTCTTCAACATTATCTAATGCATCTGAGGTATCTTCATCCAATACAGTATTATCGTAGGTCATTGTAAGTTTAGCACCTAAAAGATTTGGCCCACCTCTACTTGCTGTACCTGTATTATTATCAGTACCACTCCAGGACCAATCTACTTTGTTAGATCCATGATTGTTATAAATAACTTTATCATTGTATTGGCCACAATCAGCTGACACACCTGCAGAAGAAGATGTGGGATAACCATTACAGTTTCCTTTAAAACCATCTATATCTGTTCTTGTTTGAGTTGTTGTAGATAGTACTATACCACTTGAATCTTTTAATTTAATTGTAATTGTATGAGAATCTGTATTTCCGCTATCTCCTTCACAGTTTCCAGCTTCGTGGTCACAGTTTGCAATGTCTATATAGTTGTTAAGAGTAATACCATTGTCTAACATTTCTTGAGTAATACTATTGTTAGTCAAAGCAATGTTGTCTTTAGATAGTGTAGCCGTACCAGTAACTTCAAAATCTCCACCTACGTTATGTTTATAGCCACAATTAGATTGAGAAGTAGGACAAGTAACAGTAAAACCGTTTAAATCAGAATTATTAGAAACATATCCAGAACTTCCTGGATTAATTTGATCTGTAGAACTGGAATTCCAGTCTACCCCATCTCCTGCATTAGGAAGTAAATTACCTGTTGTTATCTCTTCTGCTGAAGTTGTAAGGGTTAACATCGTCAGCAAACTTATTAATACGATAAATCGCATATCCCGCTCCTATTATCATTATCGTTAACCAAATCATTTAGGATTTTTCCATTCTATATTTTTTTTCTTTTTTAAATTTTTTTTGTTTTCTTCTTTAGCAGCTTCTTTATCTTGTTTTTCAAATTCCTTAGTCATTTTAAGTTCTTCTTTAAGTCTTTTTTTCTTAGCTAATGCTGCTTCCTTGGCTAGTTTTTCTTCTTTTTTTTCTCTAGCCTTCATACGTTTTACATATAAATCATAGTCTGGTCTTTCGTGATCGTACTTAGCCCAAAGTTTTTCAGCTTCTTTACCAATACGTCCGTCAATTGGACAAGGTGTTCCTGCTTGAATCATGGACTCAAACACTCTTTCATCTTGGCATAATATAGCAACTGCTGCTACCTTCATACCAAATTGATCTAATATTCTAGCTAATTTTAATCTTTCACAGTTTTTATCTATTACATGTTTTCCACCAGATAAACCTATACCAAATGTTTGAACACCCGCAGAAACTCCAACAGCGCAAACATCTTGTGTCATAGAATTATATGAGGGCGCTGCAGCTGATGGCGGTGCAGATTTTATATCTGAATTAGTTGTGTTTGTTGTAGTTGATGTACTTGTAGAACCAGATTCATATGTAGTTGTAGCAGTTGAGGTATAACCGCCTTCAATCGCTGTATTTGATCCTGAAGTATTTGTCTGTGTGGATCCTGCGTTAGCTTGTCCACAAAAAGATAATAGACACATTAATATAATTAATGCTCCTGTTACATAATAATTCATAAATCTATCCATCATATTTTACTTCATTTTCATAGGACATATCATTTGCATGATCTTGTTTCTTGTCATAAGTTCTTTTACATGCACAGTCTTCACACGTACACAACCCATATTCATCTGCGTGCAGTTCTCCATCGCAATGACAATCGTGATAGCATTTTTTACATTTTGTCATTAGAAAACAATCTCCTCCACAATCTTCTGATAGGTCTGATAATCCATTTTCTAATTCGTCTTCTAATAATCATCTTTTTTTTCCTTCAGGTAACCCACTTTTCAGCCAGTCTAAAAATTTTTTAAATGGCCAGCAAATTAATTTTAAGATTTTTTTAATCATCTTTTTTCTCCTCAATGTTATAGAAGAACCTATCAGTATCTTCTGTTTTCCATTTACGAGTGTCTTCTACGTTCCACTCCGAAGTTTGCACTTTCCAATCAGGTACTTCGTCTTTAACTGTAAACGAAGGTATATCCCAAAGGATTCTATTGTTTGGTTGTGCTGCATAATTTCCATCCTCTAGAGCGAGAATGTGTGCGCACTTATGTTCGTGCGATATTTCTGAATGATCAGTATCTACTATATTACTCTCTGGGTGCGCCCAGTCAACTGTAAAAAGGTACGCCCCAGGGTGTAATTTCTTATCTTTTCCGAAATATCTACCAGACTGACTGTCTAGAATATCATAAGAAGTAATAGCAGGGTAGTAGCTAAAACAATTCCAGAGCTGAAGTTCATCAAGTCGTCTTCGTGGTACGTCTTTGACTTCGAAACCCCGTTGAATAAACGCGCTAATTGGTAAGCGATAAAATACTGCACCGTTTTCCATAATAGCATGAAATAATATAGGACGTCCTGTAATCGATGCCAGGCCAAATATAATGCAGTCTTCCACTTCTCCATAATGAGATTTAAGATCGTAGAGATACTCTCTCCTGATCTGTGCATACGTCACAGGAATGTTTGCATTTAAATAGGCCATAGCTCATAAATTAATTAATTAAAGCTATAATTATAACGACAGCAACAGCTACACCGATTTGTACTTTTCTATCAGATTTAACCTTTGCTACTATTTTGTTTACTATTTCCATAGTTCCCTCCATTTTTTTATTTTATTATACCCCAATTTTTACCTTTTTTATAGTTAACTTTATTAGGTATTTCAAGGGGAATAGCAGTCTCCATTGTTTCTTTTATCAGTGTAGCTTTTTCTTCACTCTCAACAGAAATACATAACTCATCATGTATTTGTATTCGAGGCACAATACCTTTTTTGTACAACTCAACCATTGCTTTTTTTGTCATGTCGGCAGCTGATCCTTGTATTAATCTGTTTAAAGCTTTGTACGTAAAAGCAGGCCTATAATATTCTTCAAAGTATTCACAATTAGGATCGTTTTCGGCTAATCTTCTAGATCTATTTGCTAAGTAATGATCCTTAGCTTTCTTTAAGTCCATAATTGGAACAGGGTTTTTTACAATTTGTTTTCTACCATTAACCTCTTCATACTCACTGTAAACAAACATCCCTTTTCCTGCATCCCATTCTTTATCTACAGGTTCCCATTTATTAAATCTGCAGAACCTATCTTCCAATGTAAAAACATTTTTATTTCTTTCTGCAAATCTTTGTAGGCCGTTAGATAATTCTTTTACAAAAGGTACTTCTCTGTGATACTGTTCAAATAATTCTCTTGATTCTTCTGGCTCTAGTTCTAGTGACCTCGCTAGTTTACCTTTACCCATACCATAAAATAATCCTAGGTTAATTGTCTTTGCTTGTTTCCTAGTTATTTTAGCCATTTTTGCTACTATGGCATGAAAGTCTGTTGTGGGATCTTTTTGATATTGCTCTGCTAAATTTTTAGCTCCTCTCATTCCATTTTTTAAAGCATAGTGAACAACTAGTCTCGGCTCTTGTTGCGAGTAATCAAATGAAGCCCACTCTTCTCCTTCTTCAGGCAAAAACAAAGATCTAATTATATTTCCATATTTTCCTCTAGCAGGAATCTGTTGTAGGTTTGGATTACTCATTGAAAATCTTCCAGTTACTGTTCCGCCTTGATCTGATCTAATTTGGTTTATATCGGCGTGTATCCTCCCGTTGTGTACAAATTTTAAAATACCATCTACAAAAACATTAACCAGTTTGTCATATTGTCTTGCTCTTGCTATCATCCTTAAATAAATATTAGAGTGAGATTCTAAATAATCTTTTGATAGGCTGGCTCGTCCAGATTTAGGGGTTTTTTTAAAATCTTTAATGCCTTGTTGGTCTAATAATCTTTGTATGGAATCAGCTGCCCATATCTCTATTTTTATTCCTGTTCTATCTTTAATACGTTTTATTATTCTTCCTTTTCTTTTGTTTAGATCTTCTCCCAATGTCTTTGCTTTTTTTTCATCTATTCTTACTCCTTTAAATCTCATATCAACAAGACATGGGAATAAAGCTGTTTCTAAGGCAAATATTTTATCTAATGTTTTTACTGCTTTACCTTCTGTTTTTATTGGCTCTTTTATAATTTTTTCAAATTTATTCCAAAGTCTTAGTGTTAAACTAACATCTTGTTCTGCATATTCTTTAACTAGAGAATAAGGTAGTTTGTGCATATTTGACATAGGGTCTGATATACCGTGGTCTTCTTGAGCTTTCTCAGTTAAATCATATTTGTATTTTGAGTCTTTTAAATAATCTTTTGATAAAGAGTCTAAACTATATCTTAATCTATTCTCATCTATCACAGATGCTGCTATCATTGTATCAAATATAGGCCCTTTTACCATGCTCCCTGTTTCTTGTCTAATCCAACACACATCGTACATAGCATTGTGAAATACTTTAGTTACATTTTTATTTTGAAATATTTTCTTGTTAAGGACTTTCCACACCTGGTTAGGTGCAATATTAGAAGTGGTATCACTATGTCGCATGGGAAAATAAAACTTTTTATCTTTATAAGCTAGAGCTATTCCCACTACTTTCCCTTTACCTCTTATGGACCCTGATCCTTGTTTCTTTAACTCTGGATCATATGTTTCTAAGTCAACAGCGATAACATCACCATCTTTTATTACCACATCATAAAGTTCAGCTCTCATTTAATACCCCCCATGAGTTAGATTTATTTTTTTTATCCTTTTTACTTTCATCAGGATAATCACGATCGATTGCCATTTGACAATAATGAATTGCTTTTTCCAAATCTTGTTTTTGTCCTTTCTGCTTGTGCCTGCACAAATATTTTATAGCGTTTCCTTCAGCAAATGGCAAGTTATTTTTATTTATAAACTCGCTCGGCTGAATTTTCATCGAGCTGTAATGTGATCCTCCAATTTGAAAACTGTAAGGGTCTACAGCGTCATTCCGTTTCTGCTTTTTATTATCCATAATGTTTTTTTTGCTCTTGAACATGCAACATATTTTATTCTTCTTTTTGTAAAATCATCCTCTTCTCTTAGTATAGTCAAATCCACAACAGCGTTATCAAACTCCTTTCCTTTTATTGTGTGTATATTTTCTAAAAATATTCTAGGTTTTTCTCCAGACGGATCACGTTTCACAACATTTCTAATAAAGTTTTTTATTTCAATTGTTGATGTTTTATTAATGTTTTGAAAATCATCGGAGTTTTTGACAACTGGGTTTAAAAACTGGTTTTTAATTAACCATTCGATATCATAGTTTCCTTTGTCAATTTTATCTAAATTATCCTCTGAGTAATTTTTTCCTAAATATTCAGGAAGTGTGTCTTTTAATATCTCTCTAGTAGCTGCCCTACTGATTTTTTTGTCTCCGCTAATTAAATTTAAAAAATTTCTTTGGTTTTTTATACCTGATGTAGGATATTTAAATTTAAATTTATTCTGTTTATCTTCTATTTTGAAAGGTACCCCTAGTTTCACTAGGTATTTTATTGACTCTTTTGGCTCATTCCCTCTGTATGTGAATGCAAAAGTTTCATTAGTTTTTGTCA